CTTCTAGCATCGTTTCTTACAGCTATCTGCTGAATTTTAGCATACTTATATGAACTTTTTCCTGGAGTTATTAGCACATAACCTACTGCGTCATTATTTGCTTCACAAATAAAAACCACAAAGTTTCTTTCACCTCCAAATACATATTTTTCCCATACGGTCTTTTGAATAAATCCAACTGCGTAAGAATTGTCCTTTTGCAATTTGTCAATAAGAAGCATATCTTTTATTGTTGATGTTCTTACAGATATGTTTTTTATCGGGTCATTATATAGAACATTAATAAGACCTGTCGAGCAATCAAACTTGCCTAATCGCATCACCAAGGAAGGTCAAAATGTTGCAAATGCTTCCAAGGTTCTTTGTAGTCGCTACCGAACTTGCAAAGGTATTGAAATGCCAATATCCTGTTTGCTTCTCTCATCTTTACCCAATATACTTCTGTAGTAAATTGGTCATAGATACCTGGGTACAAGTCCATAAACTTTGCCCAGAATACTTCAAATGGGATTTCCGTAATCTCGTCTAGTGCTTCAATCATTGCTTAAATCTTTAAATGTGATAGGATATTGTGACAAGTAAGGTAATACAGCTTCTAGCTTTGCAAACTTTATGTATGCACCATTTACATCAATAGCCTTTATCTGATGTATCAGAATCTTTGGCTCTCCTTTAACTTGGTCAAATGAGTATCTAACAATCTCAAATGAACCTAATTCTTTTCCGTTAATTATCATTTTTTCAAGTGTTTATATATTGTTGTTCTACTAACATTCAGCATCTCGGCAAGCTCTGACCTGTTAAAGTCAGGGATAGCTTCCTGAATCTGCTGTATCTTTCTTTCAATCGATTCATTCTTTAACGAGCGAACCAACTCACTAAGCTCGGAGCTTTCAATCGAGTTAACCTTAATCTTTTTAGACATGGCAATAAAGTAGTTACTTAACTTCTCTGCCTTCAGGAGACTATCCTTACTTACCCAATCAAAACCGCTAGAATTATTGTAAGCAGTAATCGAGTTAATAATCAGAGCAAACCTTGGGATGTAAGCCTTCTGCTTACTCAACATACTCTTGACATACTCAGAAATATCATCTGAGTTCTGCATATCTGTGATGTTGTTAAATATCCTTTCCCATTCCTGTTCTGCTTCCGTATCAAATCGTATCACTCTAGGCTCTATCTCACCAAACTTATTGAACTGCAAAACTTCTTTCCTAATCAGGTTATAGAACTGCGACATATAAGCCTCATACCAATCCAATACCTCCTGATCTATGGCGTTCCTATTGTAATGCTCGATGTCCTTATCAGGATAGCAAACAAGCAATCTATCTAGGAATCCATTGTCCTTATTCTCCAAGGTAGAAATCTGCGAGAATATGCCAGGCTGTATGCCTCCTAAAACAGGAATCAATGGCGATTGAATAAAGCTACTCTTTGCAGTCTTTCGAGTCATGATAGCCTCCTGATTCGACCAACAGGACAGCCAAAACTCTAGGTCAGAGCCAGGCTTGTACTTGTTCATGTCCTTAATCCATCCATTTAGCTCATCCTTAAATACTGCAATGCCTACAGCGTTCTCCTCATGTAAATCCGCCAATGCCTCCACAGTCACATCGTTGACAATAATCTGCTTCCTTACAGGCTCTTTAACTTCCTCCACATCTTTCTTATCCTTTGTAGAAAGCTTCTCATATTCCTTGTACTTCTTGTATTCGTTCTGATAGTGCTTAATCTCAAAACTATTCTTTTTAGACAATGGGAATATAACCGCATTTATACTAGGGGTCTTACCCAGACCTGCTTTACCAATTAATCCTAGCCAAATGTTTACCGACTCTCTCCATCCTGTCTTGACCTGAACCTTGCAGCTGTTACCAATACATATAGAAATGTACCAAAGTAAGGAGCAACCCATGTAGTCAATAGAATGATTCAAGGTTTTCTGATTCAACAGAATATAATTCTGTAATGTCTCAGGGAACACTTCTAGCGGGAATATCAGCTCTTCCTTAGGAATCTCGATACGCTCAATCTCTACCTTCTTAATCTTGCGTTCTCCATAGCCTTCCTTGTAGAGTTCTCTAGCAGCTTCAGAGTAATTTCCACTAAAGAACTTCCATGCGTAGATAGCAAACGGACTAAGCGGTGTCTCGTGCGGGTAAATCGTTGCAGTAGTAAACAAGTAGCATAGACCTGTGTCCTTGTAGATAAATCCGTGCAGAGCATCCTTGCTTTCTACCTTGCGTAGAACTATACGATCAGACAGGTGCTTAATGGCACTAAATTCGCCTTGTAAGAGGTCCAATGCCTTGTTCCTATGGTTATAGTCATCCCAAGGTGTTAGACCGCTGTAATCGGCCTCTTTTGGCCTCGTTTCATCTACCCTCTCTTCATAGTGAAAATACTTACATAGATTCATCAGCAGATCACGCTCTTCAGGGGTAATCTCCTGAATCTGCTCATAAGACAATTCGCTTACCTGATTATCGTAGATGTAGATGTATCCACCTGTGCCTCTAGTCTCAATCAGAGCCTGAGAATGTCCCTTGAGTGTAGCAAGCTTTCTGTTGCCTTCAACCTTAGAACATCTGTAGATAATGTGATACCCTGAGTTAATAGTCTTGTAGATTACGAACTTCCTAGCAAAGTCATCTATGTAATCTGAAACGAATGCTATAAACTCATTCCAAAATTTCTTACCCTCTTGTACACTAGGGAATACTTTTAGGTCTATGTCTATACATTCAGTACCATAAAATCCTGTAATAATACCATAACCTTTAGTTTTAGACTCTAGCCTTTCTAACTCGGCTTTTTCTATCTTTTTAGTCTGGTATTCCTTCCATAAAATCAGTGGTTTTTTGCCTTCTGATATGGGCATGACGCTGAAGCCAGCGTTCAATAAATTAATTGCTCTTCCTAAAGTGACGTTCATTGCGTTTTACAAGTGTTTGTAGAAAATGGGCTATTTTTGGCAAAAAGTGTACACTAAGTTTACACTAAGTTTACACTAGAGTGTAAACCCCTAAAACCGCTTATACTCTCTAATTTGGCCGATTTTTGGCACTTTTTTGGCTTAGGTTTACAAGTTTACACTTTTTTTGTTAAAGTGTTTTTTTTTAACACCTGAAAATTTATTTTTTTTCATTTTTCCCAAAAAGTGTTCAAAGTGTTCACTTATTGCGATTGGAGCCAATGGAGGCCGATTTTGGTTTACACTTAGGTGTACACTTAGTGTACACTTGTGTACACCCCTGTACGGATCTTGCGAACCCAGTATTGGACCTGTCCATAGGGTATGTCTAGCTTGTAAGAAATGTTAGCTATTTTGTATCCTTCCTCCCATAATCGTTGCACTTCTCTAAGATTTTTTATGGTTATTCCTTGTCTCCTGCGGTAGGTAGTCAACTTAATAATCTCACAGATTTGGTGATGTGATAGTCCTGTGCGTTCTGTGATCTGCTTGTAAGGGTAATCGTTCTTGTACATTTCAATGACCTCATCAGCTAGTTTAAGATGCGCTCCGTTATTCTTAGCACGCTCGTTGGTCTTTAGGTATTCCTTGTAGAGAAAATTGTTTACTACATGGAATGATACTCCTAGAAACCTAGCAATGTTCTTATTCTTTATTTTCAGCTTGTAAAGTCTGATGACTTCGTCTTTCTGTTCCTGTGTTAGTGATGTCATGTTAGTAGTTGTAATTGCAGTAGTCAATTATATTTGTTAAAATGCGTTCTAATTCATTACCATTAATAGGTACTGAATCATATTCTACCTTATAGCTTACTATTTGGTCGAATCTCCTATTGTTTTTTACCACCAGGGCCTCGATGTACCAGTAGCTGTCGTAGAAAGCAAACTGATAGATTTCATCCTTGATGTGGGTTACTGAAAGGTCTAGGCTACCTAGATGCTCTTCTTCTAATTCAATAAAGTTCATAGTTCTTCTTCTCTAGTGTTTACAAATTTCTTATTGTTTAAATCTTGTTCCTCCTTCATGGATATGAACATATCGCAGTACTCATATTCATAAGGCGTTTCAATAAAGTAAAACTGGTAGTAATTCGGAATAGCCGTATATCTGTAGCACTTGCTCCTGATGGGGCAATCTATGCCCTCGCACATAGTTATATCGCTCATGCTAGTAGTTCTTTAACATAGTCCCTACACTCTTGAATCCTAGCCTTAGCTGTCTCAATTACCATAGGGTCATATTCTATTTCAAACTCTTTTACTCTATAGCTGTTATCTACATGAGCATAGCTCACAGGCTCCTCATGGGTCAGGTAGTCAGGGGTGTCCTGAAGCGTGTACACTAGCTTAGCCTTTCTAAGACCTGTCAGGTGCATATATACCTGTAGCTGATAGTAGTATCCCATGTCAGGCTCCTGATCGAACAGAGGGAATGTAAAGCAGTCCCAGGAGGTCTTGAAGTCATAGACTATACCCTCGTGCATACAGTCAGGTGTGCCTGTGAAGAAATCATCCTCAAAGTGGTCTAGGTTCTTAATCATAAAGTCCTTATCCATAGCAACAGAATAGAACTCTATAGCCTGATCCTCTAGGGCTAAACCCTTCTGCAAGTACTTAGAATTGATTTGCTTCTTGATTCCGTAAATCTGCTCTTTTACCCATTCTTCTAGGTAGCTCTTGGTAGTCTGAGAAAGAGTCTCAGACTTAGACCTTGGGTTAGTCATTAACTTACCCAAGGCACTTGCTCTGCATTTAAAATTCATCCTAGTAGAAGTTTTTCGTTTTCAGCTGTTAATATATACACAGCCTTAATCTGCTCAATAGTTACTTTTCCACTAGCTAGGGAATCCTTGGCTCCTTGCCACTTTGGATGCTTTGGACTAAGCTCCTCCTTTTTTGCACCATGGTCATTTGTACTATCGGGGTCTTTTGTATCGTCAATCAGGAATAACCCATTCAATGCGTACTTTCGAGCGTAACTTGAGGAACTACCGAACGACTGTGCTATGTCCATGCCCTTGCGGTTGATGTCAATCCCTGCCTGAGCTGTTACCGCTCTGCCTTCTGTTCTACCTTCTTTATCCACCTGAATAGCAGCAGTAGATTCGATAAATACTATTCCACCTACTTCTTTTACCTCATCCTCTATGGTCAAGGTACATTCGTACTTTAACAGCAGGGGCTTTAGAGCCTCTAGGATGTCCTCGCAAGATCGGTACTTGTACTTCCCGAATGCGTTAAACTGATTCTTTGGAGCCTTTAGCTCCGCCTGGATTGCAATTAGTTCTTTCATGTGTTTGTGTGTTTGTTTTAATTAAGTAAAGTTCTCCGATTAATTGATCAAGTGTTTTTACTAGGTCGTCCATGTGATTAAGTAAATTAAATTAATGAGTATTAGAAGTGTCGATGCTATGAGAAAGTCAACAATGAAGTATTTTTCACTATGCTTTTTCACTATACCTATGCCTAGAGCTATCAGGACTGATAGTATCATGAAGCAGGCAACATAGACCCAGGTCATGGCTTGTGATGTCTTAGAGTAGCAGACTTAGCATACCATAGTCCGTACTTATCCCAAAGAAGCTCGAAGGTAGTAGCAATGGCTATTCTCTTATCTAGGGGTATTTCACCGTAGTGCTTGGTGATAAACTCATCTACCATCTTTTATCCAATTAGGGTCAACGAATACTACCCATTGATTTCCTATCTTCTTAGGAGGATGAGTCCACTCAGCAGGGAATTTACCAGACCTGATGATCTGATGCACTCGAGTTGATTTTTCACTATAGCCCTTCAGTACACCGTACTCTTGGGCTGACATCATTTCATAAAACATTTCTTTACCTCCTGTTCTAATTGTTCAACAATAAATGGATCTAGCACAGAACAGATAGTCCTGTAATGGTCTGAGAATTTCTCCGTCAGGTCATCGTAGATGTCCAAGGTCAGGGACTTTCCCCCACCGAAATAGAGTTCCAAGGATATGCCCTGGTTTTCAAAAGATTCCAGCTCCAAGGTCAACCCTGACTGGTCTAAGCAGTAATAATGGTCTTTTAACATGATTAAAGTGTTTAGTGATAAGCGAAATTACAAAAGTCTATATTCAATGCAAATAAATAATTAGTTTTTTTTTCCACTATGGTGATTTTTTTTTCCACTATGGGGGACAAGTCCAACATTTTATTTTCCACTATGGTATCCTGGTAGAGGATTTTATTTTCCACTAGGGTCTTATTTAGAATCATTCTGTTTTACACTATGGGTCAGATGGGTAGTCGGACTACCCGACTGGGTTTTGTTTTACACTATGGATTGGGTGTAACCAGTTAGAACAAGTTCCAGAACTGGTTCTGTTTTCCACTATGCCATGTTTTCCACTAGGCCATGTTTTCCACTACCCTATGTTTTCCACTATGGGGCATGGGCGCGCGGTCGCCATCGGGCGCGGTTGGGCGCGTCACGGCATGGAATAGCAAGGCTAGACCTAGCAAGGCAAGCAGGGCTATTTTTAAGCCCGTAGCGGGGCGATATTTTTATTTTAGTGGTGTTGCATAGGCAAAGAATTAAAGTGTCTTAAAACGGCTTAAAATAGGCTTAAAAAAAAGGGGCTTAATTAGCCCCATAAACTACGCGCAAAGAAATAGGCGAATAGTGGAATTCAATATAAAATTTAGAAATAGGGAATAGTTTTTTAGCTAGTTCTAATTTTTCAGGCGTGTTTTCAATGTTGGCACGGATTGCTGAAAAGCAACGGCTTTCTATGGCTTTTATTGAATGTATGGTAAAATAAGGCGCTTTCATGTTTTTAAAGTTTAGATATTGTTTGAATAGCAAAAGTTATCAAAGTAGGCGTTTTCTTGCGCTTGAATATGGCAAGAGGTTTGCTCATTCTCTTTTGCGTTTTGGTAGGTTTTGGAACTACTGGAATAGGCTTTGCCATTATAGTAGATTGATTCCCCCTTTTTGATTTTTGCGCTTGTTTCAGCGCAATTACTCGCGAATTTTGAATACATAAATTTTCCCATGTTTTGTTTGGTTTTGGTTAATATAAAAGGGGCATGCGCCCCCCTTATTTCGGCTATTTAAGCCTCGTCAGTTAACCTTAGTAAATACTTGATTAATAACGGGCCACGCTATTACATGGCACCCGATTTTTACATGATCTAGGGTTGACTCAATTAAGGTGAAGCCCTCAATCTTTTCACCTTTTACATCTTGATTTGATTGAATCTTTGCCAATAAACGCAAGGCCGATTCCAGCCCTACCTTTGCGCCTTTGGTAGTTTCTATTTTTGTCCCATCTTTAGAAACTCGCAAATGCACGGGTAGGTCGTAAAGTTCCCCATTGAAATCATGATTGAGCCACTTTAATAAAAGCCCCTGACTTTTTTCTAGTTTCTTTAATTCTTTGGCCTTTTCCCGTTCCCCTTGAGTAGCGCGTAAATAATCGGCTTTCTCTTTTGCCTTATCCCAATTTTCGGGCTTTGCTGGTATGTCTAGGTCAAACAAAGTGCAAATTTCTTGAATATCCTCAAATAGATTATTCGCTTGATAAAACAGGTGAAACCTAGAAACTGCATTAAGTTGGTCATAAACTAAATTTCTGCATTGAATTAGCATTGACTCAATAACTTTATCCAAACGGCTTATTTCAATAAAGTGGCTTTGTCTATGCCAATACCCCGCACCCCCCTTAATAAAAGGAACTCGAAAAACTAGAATTCCATCGGGTATGGCGTTCCAAACATGGTTTGTATGCTTTGCCGTACTACTGCTATATCCGTTGGAATTTACAAAACAAACTTTTTGCCCATTGGGGGCCGTAATAAAACGGGCTATTTCATAATGAGTCCCGTAACTATAAATTACGGGGCCGTTAAAAAACATATTGTTTGCACTACCCTCATTTTGTAGCTGGTTTGCCCAAACATGGGCTAGTTCTGAATTACTAGAAAATACATTTTTCATGTTGTGTTTTAGTTTATGGGTTAAAATTTTATGTATTGATATAAGGTGTCATAATCGCCAATTTCTAAGCCTAGCAATTCTTGTAATTCCTTTTCAAGCTGAAATTGATAATTGTCTAGATTAATAAAAATTATCTTTGAATAAGCCGAATCGCTATTTAAGGACTTTTTAATATCGCCCCTTACTTTGCAAACTGCTTTAATTTCATTTACTAGTTCAATAAAATTTTTCATGTTGTGTTGTGTTTTTAGTTTGATAGTAGTTTAATCCCTAGCAAGTAGCCCAAAAAAAAGATAGGGCTAAATGCAATAATTAGGTAGATGATTTTTCCGAGTACTTTGGTAGCTTTTTTCATGCTTTGCTAGTTTTAAGGGTTGCGAAATAAGTTAGGCCGTAAATTAAGGCCGTGCCTGTTAAAATAATAAGTAGGTCGATTAACATAGTTTTTTAGTATAAGGTTGAATTTTCAATTTTAGATATTTCTCTTTTTGGTAGGCACCAAACAGCTTCTTGGTATTTATCAAAAGCTATTTCACATTTTCTATCTAGCTTTCTGTATTCCTTTTCATTGCCTTCATTATCGGCCTTATCCCTTAAATCATTTAAGGAATTATAGGCAATAAGCATTTTTACAGCCTTATTGACTGCTTTCTGGTTTTTTGTGTTGACTGCTGTAATTTCCATGTTTATATGTTTTATTGGTTTAAAATCCTTTTGGGGTTGACTTGGTAGTTTTATCCTTCATTGCGTCATAAGTATGCGAGTAACTAAATTTAAATGTGCTGTTATCCATTAAAAAGAAAGCTGTTTTAAAACTTTCAATTTCAACGGCTATATATTCAATTTCTGAAAATACCGCTGGAATAACAGTGCTAACTTTCAAGCCTAAAACTTGCGCTTTGTACTTAATTTCGGCACCTGTGTAAATTGCATTTTTCATATTCTTGTTTGTTTAAATTGTACTATTTTTAGTTAAAGTTGAATTTTACCGCTTTTTGAGCCCGTTTGGCTGCTTTCGATACCCAAACATACAAAGTTTTGTATTCAATGCAAGGTAATTGTTCAATAATTATTTATTTATTATCTATCTAAATAAGTAGTTTTGGTTAACCATATTTTTCCAAAATTAGTTAGCATGACAATTAAAAAGGATAACAGAGGCGGACCTAGGCCGAATTCAGGTAGGCCCTCCAAGGTCAAGGAAATAAAGCTAATTGAACAGATGGATAGAATAGCGGTGCCTGACGAAATATGGCAAGCTTTGCTATTTAAGATTAAACAAGGGGACACACAAGCTATTAAATTGTGGTTAAGCTATAGACTAGGCTTACCTAAGCAACAAATAGATATTACCAGCAACGGCGAAAATATAGCCCCGCCCATAAGCTGGTTAACAAAAGAAATAGAATTCAAGGAGGCGGAGGAAATAGACTTTGAGCCTATGCCCTTGGATATCCATGGCCTGAAGGCGTTGGCTATCCATGGTGTGGAATCACCTGACGCTGAAGGGGATATGTAACATTATGTAACAAATGGGGGGGGGGTATGTTGCTGAGTGTAGGCCAACCAGGGGGAAAACCCAAATGCCCAAAATTCA